TAGTCGAACTCCAGAGCTTCGCTTGTGCTTGATCCTGGGGGATCTCCTGAATGGTTTGAATCTCGATTTTGTATCCGTTGAGTCCGGATCCAATCAGGTCGAGTTGGGCCGAATACTCTTGGTTCGCTCCTGTATAGAGGGTGGATCCCCAGAAGCCGCCGAGAAGCGGAAGCGTGACGACAAATGTTTCGGAAGAGGAAGACGCCGGAATCTCGATTTGCTTGTTTGCCTGCCAGGCTCCTCCGCTGGATCCTGTCAAATCGAGTTTGAGTTGTAGCACGCCCCCGCTCGCCGCTCCGACGGGTGTCGTGACGGCGAGCTTGATTACCCCGGCCAGAAGAGCCAGCGGGGACAGGTAGTAGGTCGTGCTGACCGGGCTTTCCAAATAGGTCCAATGGAAGGCGCTCCCATTTGCAGGCAGAAGTCTCGTTCCGTCGCTGGTAGGCGCGGCACCGGAAACCAGTGACCAGTTGCTCCCAGGCCACGCGGCCGTCAGGATCGGGGTGACAGCCATGAGAGCCACGCCCGCCGTAGGCATGCCCCCGACCGAGTTCCAGAGTTGCCCGGTCTGCGCTGGAAGCTGGAGAAGATTCACTGTCCCAATCCCGTTGGACAGAAGGACGCTCTGCGCGGCGGCGGGGGTCGAGGCGCTGGAGTTCACCACGTCTCCGGCGAACGCATCCACGTTGGCCGTACTGGTGCTGTTCAGGTGGACCAAGTGCCAGGTCGTTGAGTTGTTCGCGAAGGTCAAGATCGAGTTTGCCGACGTCGCCGTGAAATGCCAGAAGGCTGGTCCGGATCCCCCGAGCGTGTTCCACCTGGCTTTCCCGTACTGGGACAGGTTGATGGTGGAATTCGTCGCGGTTGTGCAGCCATCTACGATGTCGAGGAGGGAGACGGGGAAATTTCCGGATCCGGGGAAAAGGCTGTTCCGGACGATACCTCCCGTGGAGGTGATCGCCACATTGGAGACTGCGGCCCCCGTCGCATTGAACAGGCCGCAAGCGATCGCCGCGCCCGTGGATACGCCGCTGATCTCGACGCCATTGGCCGTCAAAGATCCCGACCCCATGGAAATCGTGATCCCAGACGCTACGCTGAGAAGAGCGGTCGATTCTGTCGGCGCGACCTGGAGAGGATTGGGAAGCGAACCGTTCAGCGTGACCCCAGTGGTGATGGACCAGGCTACGCTGTTGCGGTACTTGTTGGTCAACCAGACATTCCCGGTGCTGCAAGCGGCCTTGAGGGCGATCGAATCGTCCGTGGTGCCATCGCCCTTCGCCCCGAACCATTCCGGTTTCACCTGGTTGGGAATGGTGACGGTCCCCACGTTGGCGAGCGACGGGAATGAGAAGATCGCCCCCATCCCCGAATAAGCCAGGTTGCGGATGGTCAGATTCGATGTCGCAGTGTAGGTGCCCACAGCTCCTGCACTGGCATCCACGGCCAGGTTGACCGGGAAGGATGGGTCCAGCGTCAGGCTGGTGGAAACGTCCAGGAGAGCCTTGTAATACTGCGTGGTGCATCCGGCGAGCTTGGACATTCGCACGTCATCCGTGGACCCGCCCATCCATGAGAGGAGGATCTGCGGACAGACTCCGGCCCCGAAGATCGGCTGCACGTTGTCCCCGAAGCTCGTCCCGTTGGCGATGAACTTCGAGCCCGTGGAGAAAGTCATGGTGACTGGGGTGGTTCCGTGGAAGTACGCTGCCGTGGTGCAACGAATTCCGGCACCTGCTGAAACCGTGGTATTCTGGTTCAGCGTGGAGGGTTGGCTGAATTCCAGATCCATCCCCCACCGCACCGAGGCAGCAATAGCCAGGACAAACGCTGCTGTCTGGTCCGTCGTGGTGTTGTACTGGTAGCCGTACCACTCCGGATCAATCACCCCGTCAAAGATCCGCTTGTAGGGGCCAGAACTGGCCGAGGCGACCAGGACAATCCCGTTGTCGTCCGAGAGACTGGATCCGGGGATCATCTGGAACCATCCTTGGCCTCCATCCCCTTCCGAGAGCGTCCCGGCGACGTAGACCAAGTCGGGGTTGGAGGTCAACGCACGCACGTCCCCGTAGTTCTGTACGAACGCCACGCTGGCGTTGGTGCCCGGGACGCCCGAAAAGCCGCCGCTGGAGATGCCGTCCACCCAAGGCGCGACCTGGACGCCGTTCGCGTCCTTGATCCAGATGCGGTAGGCTCCAGGCCCCAGAAAGATCACCGCCGTGCCGGAGGCCGAGAGGGTGACCGAGGTACCCAGCGGAGTAGTTCCCGCCGCGTCCGCAAAGACCGTCTGCGGGGTCAGCGTGCCGGACTGGTAGAAGTAGATCGTACCCCCGGAGAGCATTTTCCCGTTGGCTGCGAACTGCTGATAGATGTAGTCGGGCATCAAAGAGAGGTTCATTTTTGCCCTTCTCGGCTGGAAAGAGTGTAGGTTCGGGAGATGATCGAGATGTCAATCCTTGTGATCTGGTCTGCAGTCGCGCTTGTCGCGGCTCTGTGGGTATTCATCGCGTTCATGGATGCTTTCGGCCCTTTGCTGCATCTTGTCGCTGGATTGCCGGATAGAGCGAAGGAAGGATTTTACTCGCTCCTTCCAATGCCGGTGCAGCATATCGCCCGGCTAGATATCCTTTCGGTCCTCCGCGTGCGGCTGTAAGCAAAGCGGCGGCGATTGCTCCAGGCATTCCTGCGACATTCGCTCCAACATTCGCCCCCTCAACCTCCATCAATCCCCCTGGCTTTAGGTTTCCGCCCTTCTTTGCGGCGATCTCGAAAGCGGGCTTCGCAGCCACCCAGGGCTGCGCGCGATCCATGATGGGCTGGTAATCTGGGAACTTGGTCGCCAGGAAGTTGCGCATATCTGCTGCAGCCCCCTTGAATGCGATCTCTTTTGCGGCGCTCAAACCTTTTGTTGAGGTCTGGTCATACCCTTCGGTGCCGAATGTGCTCTTGTAGTGCTGGACCTGGGATGGGAGTAGTTCCGGCTCACTGCCAGACATTCGATTCAGGACAAGGGTCATTGCTCGATTCTGGTCCGCAGGAGTGAACTTTCCTTCGCTGAATTTTTGGGCCTTTTTGAAAGCTTGATCCATCGCGTCGATTACCCGATCCTGCGGATATTTGAACGTGGGATCTTTCGTGGCCGTGCGATCCGCCGCCGCCTTCCATGTCTCAACCTCCTTCATCTGCTTCGGGAATTCCTTCAAGAACTCCTCTCCAATCTCCCGACGGCTGGAATTCCATGACGGGACCACCTTCGGCCAATGTCCAGCTTCCGCGAAGTCATGGAGTCCTTCGGCGGCGGCGTCCCTGGGAACGATGTTCCATTGCGCCACGTTCGGCTCTGTGTAGCGCCTAAGCCCGTTGCCGATGACGCCTGGGACGAAAGTACCGATGGCGGATCCAGCGAGGTTTGCCCCCGGAGTGATCTGCTTGCCGACTTCTGCGGTCGGCGTAGCGAGGTAATCGGCGACCTGCCGTCCACCAATGATATTCGCCCCTTTGAGCGCCTGCAAAAGCATGCCCTCGCCGCCCGTAGCCAATGCGAGCGGGATGGTAGTTGGGTCCTTGAGAATCTGCCCAGCGACTCCGCCCCACGCAGGATCCGCAGATGTGCCCGGATCAGTCATGCCTTGTTCAGCTGCAAGCGCAGCCCTTTGGAGTATTCCTGGGCCACTATCTGAGAGCGTACCGAGCCCCGAGATTGCCCCGGCTACCGTTCTCCCAGGAAGGGAAAGGAGGTCCTTCCCAGCTGCGTAGGCGGCGGGAAGCGCCGAAGCGCCTTCGCCCTGGGCAAGAGCTGAGAGCCGAGGGAAGATCATTTGCCCTGCTGGGACGCTTTCGATCTGATCAACAGATTGCGGAACTTGCGCGGCGGCTTGCGTTTCTGGTGTCTGCTGTTCCTGCGCGACCGGAGCGACCGGCGCGGGAGTCTTCACCCCCACCACCTGGGCAAGCGTGCTGGGTGCGGCCTGGGCGGCCTGCACGACAACGCCATCGTCTGGATTCCATGCAGGAACCTGGGCTCGCGTTGTGGTGTCCACCTGTCCGCGCCGCCCCGAGGCCGAAACCTGCAGTTGTCCCGATGATGTCGCCACGATTGGCGCGGCCAGTGCTGCGGCAATGGATGGATCCACCACAACGCCGTCGTCAGGATTCCAATCCATTACCGGACCCTCAGACGGATCGTCCCGTCAGGATGCGTGTAATAGGCTCCCACAGGCGGCTCTTGGCCTACGGGGTACGGAACCTTTGGAGAGGATCCAAGCGTCCCGAGCTGGCTCCCCAGCGTTTGGGAGGGTGTCTGCGTGTACGGCTGGACCGACTGCCCGCCAGCCTGCATCGTCGGCGTGGAGTTCGCTCCGGAATGGCGGAGATAGTCCTTCGTGAACTTCATCTGCCCCTTGAGCTGGGACATATCCGGATTGCCCTCAAGGAAGCCCTGGGCAAGGATGCTTGCGACTGTCGCGCCATCCATCTTTGCGCCCGAGGCAAGCGCCGTCTGGAGCCGTGCGGCGGCGTTCGGTGCGCCGATCATCATGAGTAGGCTTTGCGTTCCTTCGGTGCCCGGAAGCCCTTCCGCTTGGCCGAAGTTCTTTGACCACGCCAGGAGGCCAGGAACGTCCGTCGGAACCTTCTCCCCGAGCTTGGCGTAGGCGGTCGCACGATCCCCGAAGGCGTCCAGATCCTTGGTGGACGTGAAGGTCATCGGGTTCAGATGGGCATTCCCAAGGATCGGATCGCCCTTCGTGACCACGGCATCGATTCCGGCTGCGAGCTTCGATGCCCCTCCAAGTTCGGCGTTTTTCTCCGCGACCTCGTTGACCATCTTCTTGACGCCCATGTCGTTGGACGACGCGGCCAAGGCTTGATCGAACTGCTTCCCGTAGGCTTCCCCCAGATCGTTGTGGACGGCCAAGGAGACGCCCTGGACTTTCCCCTGCCATTCGCGCTGCTGGTTCATGAGCGCGGCGTAGTCCGGCTGGCCATCCTTCATCGGGGCGACGAAAGGAGGTGGGCCGATTGCGGAGATCTTGTCCTGGACGTACTGCTGGAGCGCCCCGTTCACCGAAGAGAGCGTTCCGTCGTTGTCGTAATGGAGCCGGGCAAGCGTGGTCGCTCCACTCTGGAGGATTGAATTCGGGGTATCCTTCGTGAAAGCGAGAGGGCCAGAAGAAGCGGAGGCCACCATCCTGCCCATCATTGTTTTGGATGGGTCGTAGCTGTCCTCCACGGCCTGCTGCGCGGATCTGTTATCCGGAAGTTGGACCGGCACGGTATCCGACTGCGCGACCACTGGCGGCGGTAGCTGCATGGTCGGAGAAGGCGGCGCGGTCTGCTGGCCTGGGTTGATCTCGACTTGGCCCTGGATGTCCTGTGAGCCTTGTTCGGGCGCTGGAGCCGGGGATTGGAGATCCCCATTCGCTGCCGGCCTTGGCTGCATCCCGAAGAGTTTGGCAAGCGCCTGCGAGTTGAGCGAAGGCTGAAGAGCGGGCGCGGTAGGCTCGGCCTGCTGCGGAAGTCCGAGTTGAGCACGCGCAGCCTGGGCAGATGCTTTGAGTTGCTGGAAGTAGTCCGTGAATGACGATGGCGCGATTTGCTGCGGCGCAGGCGCAGGCGGAGGAGGGGGGGCAGCGGTCACCAGCCGGTTGGAGGGCTCGGCAGACATCGGTGCATCCGTCTGGGATGCCGCCGTGGGCTGGCCTGCGGACGGATTCGGAGCGGATCCAATCCCTGGTTCCCCGATCTGCGCATTGTTGCGCCCTGCTGCGGTCGGATCCGCTCCCATGTTCCGGAGTTGGGCGTTTGCATATTGTGTGTTGACCTGAGCGCCCTTTTGCGCGGCGTTATACTGCATCGCCGCTTCCATCTCATCGTTGCCCATGCCAGCGGCAGCGGCAGCTTTGTAGAATCCAGATTCATCCAAGTCACCCGGCCTCGTAACGACAATCTGCGCCCCTGTATTCGGGTCCGTTCCATAGACGGGAGCTGTCGCGATGTTCGCCGCGAAGATGTCCTTCAGCTTCCGCGCCTGGGCTGCATCCTTGATCGCCAGCATGTCCCGCATCCCCAAAGGGGCGGGAGTCGGGCTGTCGTACCAGTTTGTCACTTGTGCCATCATCTCTCCTTAAAAGGTGGAAAGGATGCCACCGGCACTATTCCCGGCGTTCGTGGCGGTGTTGTTGGCGTTCTTGCCGAGGGCATTGTATCCGCTTTGCTGGTCGACGGCGATGTCTCCGAAGTTGGAGTTGATGCCAGAATTGTATCCAGCCTGAAGCCCTTGGTTCGAGCTGGTCGCGTTGAGTCCCAGCCCGGCGAGCTGTCCGAAGTTCCCGACCTGCTGCTGGGTAAAGTTGTTCGTGTTCTGCGCGTTCGTGTTCTGCTGGGTGTTCGTCAGGTTGTTTCCAGCGAGCATCTGCGAGTAGGCGTTGTTGTAGTTTGTCTGGGCCATCTGGTTGGCGTTATTCGAGAGAGCCTTCTCCATGCCTCCCCCGACTGCACCGCCCGCGATCCCTGCGGCCTGGATCTCTTTGTTGGCTTGATCGATCGAATAGGCGGACGACGGATCCAGGTAGTTCGCGATGGCGTTCCCGGCGCTGTTGTCTGTGACCGCCGCGTTGGGGGCTTGCGTGCGGCCTTGGATCGCGGATTCCATTCCGCTCGCACCTGTCGCGCCTGCGGTCGTGTAGGGGCTGAAAGCGGCATTCGATCCGGCCTGCCCTTGCTGGAGGACGCTTGTTCCCTGGTTGACGTTGTTCTGGAAATCCTGCATCCCCTGCGAGATGTCATTGGAGTTCATGATCCCGCCAACGAGGGATCCCACTCCAGATGCTGCGGCTCCTAAAATTGGTGCTGGCATCGTTTCTCCTATGACTTAGCGGGAAGGACGGTGAACCAGAAGTGCGCGTAGTGCGTCGTCTTCGGGATGGTGATGGACTTCGTTCCGGCTGGATAGATCGTGCCGTTGACATCGAACGCGAGAAGCGCCGTGAACGGGAGGGAGATCGCCGCGTCTACGGAAGCGTCCGCAGGGATCCAATAGGTACAGTCGCAGTGGTTGCCGTTGAGCGTGTACTTGAAGGCGGAATTCCCCGTCAGATTCCGGACATTGTTCGCTTCGAGAAGATCATCCCCGATCACCTTGAAGTACCGATCCCAGGCAGGGGCGAAACCCGTCTTCGATACGGCCTGGTTGATGATGGGCGTTCCGACCGGGGCCGGGAAAAGGTTGGCGCTCATTTCTGATCCCCTTGTTGAGCGTTTGCGTACTGTCTAAGGTACTTCCCGGCCAGCGCTTTCGCGAAGCCGCCCTGCTGTGCTGTCGGGAGCTGCGTGCCGCCGCCAATTAGATATTGGAAGCCTGGATCTGGGTGCGGATAGGGACCAAGGTCTCGTACTCCAGTAAATAGCGGTTCGCCGTCCGAACCAGTACGTGATTGGTCAAGCCAGCCCTCTATTGTCCTTTTGTTGTTTTTTGCATTAAATGTTTGATAACTACCGCCTAAAACATTTGGATTTTCCTCTGTAAATGCCTGCATAGCAGAGACTCCTGGCTCTGCTTTTTGATCCTGGAAGTTCCATGAAGTATTAGGATTCTCAGGAGATCCGTATCTCCACCCCCTGGCAAGGATTGGAGGTTGCGTGCCGTTCTTTCCGGAGAGCCAAAATTTTTCTTCTACCGAATGGATCGGAGGTAATAGTGCGTCCATTTCATCTATAGGCATACTATTTAATTCGTCATTTGATAATTTTCCATATTGTTCCCCTTTATCAACCCATGATTGCAGGCGATCTTTTATCGCTTTTGCGTCCGCCTCACTTCCGTACCTTTCCAGCATCGCAGCATCTTGATTGTTTGCCCAAGGGATTGCTTTTGCGATTTTCGGTGCCACTTGCGCTACTCCAGCTCCGATCCCATGCCCTGCACCCATCAGGGCGGCGGATAGGCCCATCGAAGCGGGGTCCACGCTTCCGCCTGTCCCGTATTGGTTCGCCGCCTGGAGCCCCGTCTGAGAGGCCACGTCAGCCCCTCCGCTGAGAAGGCGTCCAAGCACTCCTCCGCCCAGTTTCGCAGCCCCCGCGCCTACCGCTTCACCAAGTCCGGCACCCAGGATCGAGGTTGGGTCGCGTATGATGTTTTCTGCGATGTTTGAGGCAAGGCCATCACCGCCAGCGGCTTGCGTGCGAGCCATGGACGAGAGGAAGTTCCCGGAATTCGCTGGCCGCGACGGATTGTTGATGATGTCCTGGAGGGTCGGCTGGTTTGGATCGTAGTTCGCCAATGCTGACCACGCTCGCCCAGGCATTGAGGCCGCATCGAGGACTCCAGCCAGCGAGCGGCGAGGGAAGCCGCCTCCCTGTTGGGTAGCCGCGACTGTCCGGGGGAACAAGGCATTGATGAAGTCCTGCGCCTCCATCAGAACCTGCACGGGTTGCCGTTGATCAGCAACGACACCAGGATGAAGGGAACGGGATCAGAGATGGCGATCCGGAAAACCCGGTTTCGGCCCATGCCACAGCCCAGGACGCGGGTACGCTTCGCATACTGGCCCTGGGCACCGATCGGGGCGGATCGCTCGTTGGACCAGGTTTGGCCTGTGTCATCCGACCAGGCCAGTTGGATCATCGGATTGGTGCCCACTCCGTCCACGTTATCCACTGTGGTTCCGGATCCCTGGTTGCAAATGACTTGGATCCAGTTGTAGATCACATTGACGCCGTTGGACCAGTTGATCGGCGACGTCTTGACGCATCGGATGTAGTTGATGCCGGAATCGGTTGGATTGTCATTCTGGTAGTAGGTCGGATCCAGCGAATAGATGGCCGAGGAGTTGGTGTCCCCCATGATGATCTGGTCGTAGTTGGTAGAGACGTACATCCCCCGCCAGCGTGCGAGAAGGCCAGTCGCCTGGACCAGAGAGGTCCGCTCATGCCATGCGTTCGTGACCATATCGTAGACCAGCGTCCGGTTGGCTGTCGGAAATTGCATGACATAGAAAGCATGTCCGGATTGCGCGTAACAAAATGCTTGGCAATCAGACCAGCTCCCCATACTCTCGATAAGTTGTTCAATCCCTCGCGTCGAAATGCGGATCGGGGCCATTCCATCGTTCGAGAAGACCCCAATGGTACCGGCGAGGTCGGTGCCAAGGAAGAAGACGTTGTTCTGGTAGGTCGCGACCGAGTTCTTCGCTCGGCACCCAACGTTGATGATCGCTCCCTGGTACCGGGCAAAGAGTTGGCCGTTGTAGTTGCCGGTGTCGTAATGGACTTCGCAGGAGTTGTCTTCTCCGAATAGCCATAGGTAATTGTTGCAGTTGATCAACCATGCGATGTTGTCGGCTTTTCCGATCTTCGCACCCGAGTACAGCGGATTCCAGTATCCCTGTTGATTCGCCGGGTCGTATGGGGTTGCGGAATTGTTCTCCTCGCTCATGTAGTACGAGCTGGAGTAGTAGTAGGTGTTGGTTCCGGGGGCGTTGACGATGAAGTAGGTGTCCAGGTAGGTGCAGCAGGTCGGGGGCACTGTCCCTGCGGCGACGCCCGGAAAGTACGGATCGGAAATCACCGTGAAATTGTTGTCCGAGTACCGCAGGATGTAGCCGTTGGTACCGTCCACCAAGAGGAGAAGGTTCCCGTTCTCGACTGCGGAGACAACGCCTCCGGCGGTGTTCAGGAGCCCTCGAAGGATCTGTGATCCATCGAAGAGGATTTCCGAGAGGCGGTTCCCATTGACGACGAATGTCCGGTATCCGGTGCTGGTGAAGTTGCACCGGCACGCACTGTAGTTGATCGTCGGAACCGATCCGAACCGGCGAAGTCCAGGGATCTTGAGGAGGTAGTATTGCGCCTTGGAGTTCTCGCTCTGGGAATTCTCCAGGAACAGATTCTGGCAGATCTCGGAACCGAGCGAGTAGTACGCGGTCGCGTACGGCTTGTCACCTAGCGGGATCGTGGTCATGATTCCGCCCGCGTTGCTCACTACATCCCCGCGAAGAAGTTGAAGCCAGAATGTCCCGAGATGAGCCCGTTCTCCATCTGCTCCATGGTGGAGACGAAGTTCGCAGCCTGGATATGTTTCAATGCCGAGTTCGCCTGGATCACCACGCCCTGCGGAAGGTCCACACCCCACTTGACGGCGAGGCGAAGGGTCAGGACGAGGTCGAGAGGAGACCAGTACTCCGGAGGGTCCATGAACTGGTCGGAAACCGTCTCGTACTCCGTCATGTAGGCCGATCCCATGACCCGCACTGACCATCCCTGAGCAAGCCCAGGAAGGAAATAGATGGTCATGAGCGGGAAGCTGGTATTGATGTAGGCTTTGTCCGGAATCGAAACGATGTTCTGGATCGCCTCGCGCTGGTATGCCTCGTAGGGCAAGATCTGCACGGGGTAGTTGATCCCGAGTCCCGGCGTTCCGGAGATCACCGTGATCTGGTCCACGTTCGTGGGTCGCTGGGAAATGTTCCCAGGGCCTCCGACACTGGTCCCGAGCGTGACGTTCATCATTGGCGCGATGGCCGTGAACGTCTGGTCGTAGATGTTGTAGTTCTTGTTGTTGAGCGACCACTCGGCACGAATGGCATTCAATTCGAGGAGTGCTTCCTGGGCGACCGCCGGGTCAACCGTGTCTCCAAGCGCCACGACGCCAACGCGCCGAAGGGCTGAGTAGAGGAGGTCGTACGCTGTCTCGGTTCCGATCACAAGCACCCCCAACGCAAAGAAGGGAGGGCCGTTTCCAGCCCTCCCGAGTGCCTAGTTCCGCAGACGAATGATCCAAGCGGTCTGAGCCGTCTTGTACCCGTACTGGATGTCGAAGCGGGTCACCTGGGCAGGACCCGAGGATCCGACACCACCCGCACCAGCCACACCCGAGACACCCAGGATGTCGAAGCCCTGGAGCAACCGAATCCGGAAGTCAGGAGCGTCTTCGTCCGAGATGATCTGCGACAGATCGAAGGCGCTGGCCTTCGGCGTGTACAGACCGGGAGACGCGGCGACCACGGCGGACTTGTGGAAGATCAGCGATTCGACGCCAGAGAGACCCTGAGCCGCCGTCCCGACCACTGAGATGCCGGGAAGCTGGGCACCCGTGAGCTGGAGCGTGACGCCGTTCAGCGAAGCCGACACGTTCTGGTAGGGTCCCGAGATGATCGGGGCCGGGCTGACCAGGACGGAGGTGACGCCGAGGGTGTAGGTCGCGAGGACCTGCACCTGGAACGGGGTCGCCGTGACCTGCTTGGTCTGGTAGTTGACGATGTACTGCGCCGGGGCCTGGAACACGTCGCCAGCATTGATCGCGCCAGCCGTGGCCGTGACGGTCAGGGTAGCCGTCTCCGCCCATGCGCTGCCGTTGCCGCCCGCCGAAACCACCAGGGTGGGCTGCACGCCGTTGATGTGCTGGACCATGCTCTGGGTCGTGTAGAAGCGAATCCCGGCAAAGGTCCCGATCTCGCCCTTGCGGAAGAGCTCATCCACGTTGGTGAGGGGGTGGAAAATCGTGGTGTTCGCGATGGTGAGCTGCTGCTGCGCGGTGGTGGAGAGGAATCCGTAGATCTCGCCGTCGTCCGGCACCGACTGGTCAAGCAAGATCTGCTTGGCCTGGGTGATCAGCGTGGGGGTGATCGGGGTGCCATAAGCGCCGATGGCGTATCCCGCGCTGTTGGCGACGCCCAGAGCGTTCGCGTCGAGGCCGCCTGTTCCTTGGCCCGAGGTGGCCGAAAGAGCGCCGGGCACGCTGTTCACGATGGAGGCCACCAGATCGGCGTCCAGGTTGGATGCGATGTTGGCGGTAGCGGGCTTGATGTACCGATCCGAGAAGCGGACCAGCTTGAGGGACAGGTCGCCTTCCGTGAAGGACAGCGGGATGGTGTAGGTCCGGTCGATGACCAGCTTGACGTAGTTCTCGACCACGCTGGAGTTGCCGCCGTTCCACGCCATGTTGTTGCGCGTGCCGGTGTAACCCACGGGCTTGGGGAGGGAGAACGAGTTGCCGATCTTGCCGTTGGTCTTGGAGAACTCGTCGTTGTACTGGAAATCGACGTGGCCTGCGACAATGAGGTTGTTGCGCATCATCGTCAGCGTTTCCTTGGCAACGATTGCCGAGGTGATCAGAATGGACATGCTTGGACTCGGTTTCTGCCCTCAGTGGGGCGGATAGATGGATGGATCGTTTGCAGGAAGCCCCGAAGGACTCCAGGCTCTCGATACATCCACCGACCGAGCTTGTCCGTGGAAGAAGCCACCGCAGTGGCACGATGTTTAACGTCCTCGCGGACGACACACAAAGAATACAACAATCGCGGGGAATTCGCAACCGACTACAAAGTGTGGCGCAACTTCTCGTATTCGGACTGCGAGAGCTTGGCAATTTGGGCGTCACTCATGGTCCGTAGGCTCCGCTTCCCGCTGACCGGGCCAGAAGAGGCCCGCACCTGCCGGGGGATACCATCGTCCGGACGCTCGGCAATCGCCTTCGCAAGGGCTCCGGAGGGCTGGGAATCATCCTCTTCTCCCTTCTTGTACCGCTCTTCCAGATTGATCTTGGCGCTCATCTTGTGCATGGTGCGGATGAATGCGCGGGGATCGCCGTTCTTCCCGATTTGGGCCAATTGCTGGAGCAGTTCGCGATCCCCGTCGATGTCGCGCATCAATTCCCCGACGTATTCGTCCAGAGCCAATTCACGGAGGATTTCGGGGTGGATGTCGTGGGCCACGGAATCGAAGAATTCCTTCGAGGATGCGATCTCGGGATCTCGCTGGATTGCCGCCGTGATGTTCTTGGAATAGGTGCTGGTGATGTGGTCTCTCTCGACCTGGATCGCAGCGGCCCGCCGCTCCTCGATCTTCCTTTCCTCGAAACGAGCTTCAGCCTTCGCCAGGATCGCCGCGTCCCGAGCCTTGAGGAACTTCACAGCATCATCGAAGTCAGCCGGATTGATCTCGTCCGGATCCTTGATCTTGGCGAGCTCCGCTTCCTGGGCCTCGTACTTGGCGAGCTTTGCGGCCAGTTCGCGGGCCTGAGTCGCATGGGAATCCCGCTCCTCCTCGATCTCCTTGAATCGGGCGTAGGGGATCGTGTTCAGCTTCGGCGTCTCGGCCTTGAATGCGGCGGATGCCCGGAACGGCTTCTCGACCGGAGTTTCAACCTCAGGGGTTTTGACTTCCGGCGTCTCGACCGGTTCGACTTCCTGGATTTCGGTTTCTGTGCTCATGACTTACTTCTCCTGGCTGGGTGGCGATTGGTGGGACTCTGCGAAGTCGTGATCGAGCTGCTTGTGGAACACGCTGGTGTGCCCCTTGTGTGTCTCCAGGGCCAAATCGATCTCTCCCTGGGTCTGGAGGAGGTCCGTGTCCACCACGCCCTTCTCTGCGATCTGTTTGGATGCCGCTCCGAGCTTTGCCGCGTTCTGGCTCGCCTCGAATTCGTGGTCCTTCTGCTGTTTGAAGATGTCCGCGTGTGCCCGTTCCTGGATCTCCGCCACCTTCGCGGCCTTTTCGAATTCCAGCTTCTGGTTCGCCTGCTGGAGCTGTTGATTCTGCTGGGTGAGCTGCTGGAGCTTCTGGAGAAGCTGCGACATCTGGGCCTGCACGTCCTGGTCATCTCCGTTGGTCGCATTGCTCGCAGCCAGAGCAGCGGGCGGGATCATCGTCCGGGCGCGTGCGGCCATCTCCTCAGCACCATCCCAATTCTGGAGGCGGAAGAAGATGTCGCCGTACATCTGCATGAGCGCTGGATCGGCCTGGAGGAGTTCGGAGATCTTGGTTGCCGCTTCCTGCCGGCTGCTTTCGTAGCTCGGTCCAGTGGAGATCGAGACGGCGTACTTTCCGACCGTGAGATCGTGGAAGACTCG